GTTTGCCAGTCGCTCGTTAGTTTTATGTGAGCAATAAAATCCCCATTTCCCTATAATGAAACCAAAGAAGACCCCAAAGAGAGGCAAGGGCCGACCGCGAAATCCTGTGACGGATCGGATTGCCAGTGAGCTTGCTGTCACGAAACGGCAGGCGCGCAACCTTGCCGCCGAGTCCGAGACCACCGGCCTGCCCGTGGAGGACATGAAGGCGGCGAGGCTCAGGAAGCTGAAGCTCGAGGGCGACCGGATCGAGTATCTGCTGGAGGTCACCAAGGGGAAGCACATCGCAAAAGAGAAGGTCGAGGAAGAAATGATCGGCCTCGGCATGGCCGTGAAGGCTCAACTCTTCTCATGGGTGGGCGCATTGCCTGGGCGACTCGAAGGGCTATCGGCGGCTCAGATGGTGCCGATCTTGGAAGATGAAATAAACAGGATTTTGAAAACGCTTTCCGACGAATGATTGCAGAATTCTTCAAGCTCGGCGTGAACCCCGGCGAGCGGCTCAGTCCGGTCCAATGGATGTCTCGGCATGTCGTCGTTCCGCACTCGGCACGAAATACGCAATTCGATTCCACGACGGCGCAGTGGATGAACGAGCCAATCGAAGAGATCGCCAAAGACACGAACGACGAGATCCTTATCTGCGCACCTGTCGGCAGTGGGAAGACCACGCTTTTCGAGTCTCTGCTGGCATGGATCATATCGGAGAACCCCGGCCCGACATTAGTGACCGGGCAGACGGACAAAACAGCGAAGCAGTGGGCCGAGTCGCGCCTCGGGCCGATGCTCGAAGCGATACCCTCGGTCGCCAAGCTCTTCCCAAAAGACCGGCACCAGAAGCGCAAAACCGAAATCCTCTTCCCCCACATGCCGCTCTTCATCGGAGGGGCAAACCTCACGAGCCTACAGGAGAAATCCATCCGGTGGGCGATAGCCGATGAGGTATGGCGTTGGAAGCGCGGCATGCTCGAGGAATTCCGCCGGCGAACTCACGACCGATGGAATGCCCGCCGCATCTTGGTCTCGCAAGGAGGCGAGGAGGGCGACGACTTCCACGATGCAGAAGACCTATGCGAAAAGCGCGAATTCTCCTGGCAGTGCTTATGCGGCGAAGTTCACCCGTGGGATTTCAAAAACATAGCCTTCGACCGCGAGACCGACGCCAATGGCGCCATGCTCTGGGATCGCGTGGCCAAGAGCGCCCGGCTCGTCTGCCCGACATGCTCGCACGAATTCATGGACGATCCCCGCATCCGCCGCGCCTTGTCATCCGGCTCGCGCTACATCGTGAAGTCGCACGGAGCGCCAGGGCGGATCGCCTTTCACTACGATGCCGCTGCCGTCTGGTGGATTCCGTGGGGATCGCTCGCCGTCGAGTGGGTCAAGGCCGATCTCGACCGCAAGGCCGGAGACACCGAGGCCATGAAGCAATTCGTGCAGAAACGCAACGCCCGCCGCTGGACCGTGCAAGGCACCGGAGCCACCAGCGCCGAGGTTCTGGCCTGTCGCAAAGACTACCTTCGCGGAGCCTGCCCCATCGAGCCCGTCGCCATCACCCTCTCGGCGGATGTTGGCCAAGATACATCGCACTGGACCACGATGGCCTTTGCAGAAAATGGCGACGCCTATGTCATCGACTACGGCACCGTCACCGGCATCGACGACATGCTCGAGGTCGCGCAGTCGCAGAAATACAAGACCGCCGAAGGCCGGGAGGTCACGCCTATCGGCGGCCTGCTCGACTCAGGCTTCAACGCCAACGCCGTCTACCGCGCTTGCTATCTCTCGGCGAATTTCTTTTTCCCCGCCAAAGGATCAGGCGCAAACTTCGGCAGCATCTCCGAGAGCGTGCTGAAGGAATACCCCACCATGCCGCTCTACACGGTCAACGAATTCGCGTCGAAGGTCTCGCTCTTCATCGACCGCATCGCCAAGCGGAAATCCCCATTTCTATTTTTCCCGAAAGACGCAGGCGAAGAATTCCTGTCCGCCTTCATGGGTCAAAAAATCATTGTCAGCAAAAAAGGCCGGAAAGAATGGCGATCGGTGGCAGGTGACCACTTCGCCGACTCGGTTCGCCTCAACTACGCCTGCGCTCAACAACTGCGCAAAGCCGGAGCCATCGAATTTAAATGAAAAAATCCCAACTCTGGAAAATCTACACGGCAAAAAATCCCGCATTCGAGCGCGACGGAAACATCACGATGAGCGCGCGCGGACTGCGAAAGCTCTTCGACCAAACATGGGACTACGCCTACCACGAAGGCGAAGACGAAATCGAACACGCGCCGGTTAACGACTCAAAAGCCGTGGACGATCTGCGCAAAATCTTCGGGATGTTCTGACCAATTCGGTGAAGTCACCGATATGATCCCCGAACTTTTCTCCGAACTTTTCCCCGAACCTTTTACCTGAACCGCCCGCCAAGCTAGGTTTTAAGCGGTTCTACGGGCGCCTTGTTTTTTAAATTGCTGTCAACGAATATTTTTAAATCGGCTTAAAAAAATATTTCCTTTCTCTTGAAAATAATTGTTTACAAAAATCAAGTTCGTGAGAAACTCATCTCAGGTCGAAGGCGCAACGCCGGAGACGAAAACCAAAAACCAAAATTAAAATTATGACTAAAAATTACATTCTGCGCGGACAACTAAGCCCCGGTGATGCTCAGGCCGTTTTTCGTGATGAAAACGGAAACTCTGTCCAAAAGCTAAGCCAGGCCAAAAAATACAGCACACTTGAAGATGCACTAATCGAAGCTGAAAATTTGGATTTGCAGGCTGAGCAACTATGTCGAGCAGGGAAACCTACTGGCATTCTTTGGACGGTCGCTCCAGTTAATTCTAAAGCTGGTTATTATGAGGCTGAAGAAGAAAATTAAATAAAAATTTACAGCTAACTCCAAACCAAAAAACCCAAAAATCAAATTATGAAAACAATGACCAATCGCCACGACTACCACACATATCCAACATCCAAAGGCATCTTTGTCTCGATTCATCAAGAAAACACCTTGCGCGAAGACTTTGGCCCGTTTCACACGCAACGCGAAGCCAATGCTGCAGCCTACAAAGAATGGCGCAGACAACAACCAACGCCCTCAAAAAAATCAGCAAAATGAAAACCGAAATCAAATTCAAAACCATCGGCACACGAGCCGTCGTCTCAAAAGAAATCACCCCCGCGCAAGCTGCCGAAATCCTGCAAAAGAACCCGACCCTCACCCAAGTGGACACACCGGTCGGCTACTACCCAAGACCATGAGCAAAAAACCCACCACCCACGGCGGCGCGCGCAAAGGAGCCGGGCGAAAGTCAGGCTCTGGAAAAGGCCGAACCTATGTTCCAAAAACCGTGGCGATGTCGGAGAAATCCTGGGACAAGCTCGACCGCCAGCGCGGCGATCAGTCACGCGGGAAATTCATCGAGAGCAAGCTCTGAGTTTCGTCAGAAAAACGACCACAATTTTCTGACATATACCTCATCCGGTATATACAAAGTATATCTTCGTTGCCGTATATCTCATCGGCCTCGTTGAAAAAAACAGGGTCGTTTTTTCAATAAGTTTTTGAAGGAAAAAGACACCAGAATTTCCGTCAAAAAAATGTTTAGAAAACCCCCCGCCAACTCAAGCCACGCTTGAACTACTGCGCAGATTCTAATCTTTGACTCGCCCGCCTTCATGCAGGCAGGCGGACACACGACCGGAGCGACATGCAACGGTGGGATGGGCGGTCATTCATGGCCCGAGACTCCCGAAAGCCCACGACTGAAAAGGTGCGGCCGCGCCGTCCCTGCGATCTCCCCCTCCGTGCTCTCTGTGTCCTCGGTGGTCAATCCCTTTTGACACGCCCGCCGAGGCGTGACCGACCTCGACAAAATCAGCGGCGTTAAATCCTACCTTCGCCGCACCAAGACCACCGCCGAACTCCAAACCCTCGCCGACGCGGCTTTTCTCTCTGCCTCCGAGGAAGTCACGATCACATCCATCAGCGGCGACGGCACCGCATCGAGCGGACAGGTCTCGTTTCCAAAATGGCTCCTCCTGCAAGCCCTCGAGGAAATCCTCTCCGAAGGCCCGAACGGCCGGCAACTTTTCAACATCGCCGACCGCTCCCGCTACGGCACCGCCATTTGACACGCGCCCTCGGGCGTGTCCGCGAAAATCAAAAAATCAAGTTGGGGAGGCAATCGCCCCGGCGCAGGCCGCCCCCGCAAGCTCGACGCCAAAGCCGCCGCGTTCGAGGCCGCCCAGCCCTCTCTAAACCGTGGCCTCATCTGGGTTCCGACGACCGACCCGAAGCGCGAACTCACGGCACACAGCCGACTTGAAATCCTCAAGGTCTCGCGCTGGCTCTACAACAACGCCCCCCAAGCCACCTACATTGTCGAACACCTCGCCCAGCGCGCCATCGGCACCGGCATCGTCGTTCAGCCAAAGACCAGCAACACCGAGTGGAACAAGAAAGTTGATCAGTATTTTGAAGACCGCAACTGCGCCGAGGCGTGGGCATTCGACGCCGGCGCACAGGTAAATTTTTATACCGCCCAAAGTCTCATCCTCCGCCAAGTCGCCATCGACGGCGACTTCTTTGCGCAGTTCCTCAAGACCAAAGAAGGCGCGGCCCGCGTCCGCTTCCTCGGCGGCGAGTCCATCGGCGGTGCCGGATCCTTCGCCACCGATTCGCACGATGGCGTCATTCTTGACCGCTACGGCGCGCCGACCGCCTACACGCTCAACAGCGAAGAAGGCCTCCGCGTCCCTGCCGAAGACATCCTCCACTTCCGCCACATCCGCCGCCAAGGCCAACCCCGTGGCGTCTCGTGGTTTCACTCCGCCGCCGCCAACCTCCGTGACATCTCCGAAATCAACGGATTTGTTAAGGGCGCGTATAAGGCCGGCGCTCAGATCGGCTACATGGTCACGAGCACCGAAGTCGCCAAAATCGGCCTCGGCGCTGGAATGAAGACCACTAGCAACGAGGTCGGCGACCTCACCACCAGCGACCTGCCGAACGGCATCCTCCTCCCACGCCTCAAGCCCGGCGAAAAGCTCGAAGCCTTCAAGAACGACATCCCCGGCCAGACCTACGAAGCCCTCATGCGCGCCCTCCGCAGCGATGTTGCCTTCGCCATCGGCCTCCCGCCCGAAGCCATGATGGTCAATGTCGGCCTCGCTGGCACCGAGCAACGCGCCGTCCTCGAGGTCACCCAGAATTTCCTCGAGCGCCTTCAGCAGCAAGTCATCGATCAGTTTTGCAGGCCGTTTTACAAGTATTGGCTCTGGCACGAAATGCAGGCCGGACGCCTCGAATACCCCGGCGACGATTGGTGGCGGCACGAATGGCTCGCCCCGCGCAAGATCACGGTGGACAGCGGCCGCGACGCCCGCGCTTACAGCGAGCAGCTCGACAAAGGCCACCTCTCCCCGACGCGCTATTACAACATGCTCGGCCTCCGCGCCACCGAGGAAGAGGACGATGTCATTGACACCTACCTCCGCCGCAAAGCCAAGTGCGACGCCCTCGGCCTCGATGTCAGCCAGGTCTTCCCGAACTCCCTCCGCAACGGCATCGCCGCCCAACAACCCGCCGAGCCGGATGGGGACGAGGACGCGGAAGCCGCGCCTTCCATCGTTGACCTCCAAGCCAAAGAAAAACTCGACGCCATTGGCGTTGCCGTCCGCGCTGGCGTTTTGACGCCCGAGCAATCTCTTGAGCAGTCAGTTCGCCAATCCTTGGCCCTGCCCGAAATGGGATCGGATGTCCTGTCTGAATGGCGCGACAACCCGATCCGCTCACCGATCACTCTCAGCAGCGAACTCGCGGGCGGAGACCCCGCCACTAAACCCACTCCCGAAGACAACCCAACCGAACCATGACCACACCCACCCAAAAATTTTATGCATTGGAAAAATCCGACAACGGCGAGGCAACGATCCATCTCTATGATGAGGTCGGTGCTTTCGGCTCAGGCTCAAAAGAATTCCTCGCCGACCTCGGCAAGCTCGAAGGCCAACACATCCATCTCCGGATTAACTCCCCTGGCGGAAGTGTTGTCGAAGGCACGGCAATCTACAACGCCCTCCGTCGTCACAAAGGCGGGCTGACCGTTCACATCGACGCGCTCGCAGCCAGCATGGCCTCGGTCATCGCCATGGCAGGCGCTCCCGTCTACATCGCCGACAACGCCCTCATGATGATCCACAATCCGTGGACCGTCAGCATGGGAGACAGCGACCAGCTCCGCCGCGAAGCCGCTCTCCTCGACAAACTCAAAGACTCCCTCCGCAACGCCTATGTCCGCAAAACCGGCATGGAGGCCGACCGCATCGCCCAGATGATGGACGAAGAAACCTGGCTCGACGCCGTCGAAGCCGTCGCCCTCGGATTCGCCGACGCGATCGAGGAAGGCGTCGCCGCCGCCGCCACCGCAACCCCCGCCCAACTCCGCGCCCGATTTGACACCTTCGCCAAGGCAAAATCTATGGATCCAGAACCCGAAAAAACCGAAGAACCCGAAGTCGCCAACGAACCGACCCCCTTGCTCGTTGAAATTTTGGCCTCGCTTGACGAAGTCGAAACCAAGTCCGCCGACCTCGACGACGAAAGCAAAGTCACTCTCTCCGAGCGTTTGCAGTCCATGGCCACCGCCATGAGCGCACCCGAAGAAGAGACCACGGAAGAGGCGACGAAGAAAGAGGACGAAGAGTATGCCTCTGAGCCTCAAGCGAAAGCCACCGCAGCCGACGCGATCCTCGCCAAATACAACGAAGTCATCGCCCGTGCCGAAGCCGCCGAATCCCACGCCAAAGCGATCGAGTCCAAGCTCGACCTCGTGAAAGGCGAACTCGCCACCAAGTGCGAAGACCTCGACCGCCTCGAGCGCAGCCTCGGTCTCTCACCTGCCCGCGTCGTCCCCGCCGTCGATCAAGTGCAGGACTCCGGATCGATTTACGACCAGTGGAAAAGCGCAACCGGAGCCGACAAAACCCGAATCTTCCGCACCCACCGCAAAGCCCTCGAAGCCCATTCCAGACTCCATGGCGTTTGACACCACACCAATCACCGAACCCAACAACCTCACCTAACCACCACCCACTAACATGGCCACTACCATCAGCTCCGAACTCAAACTGAATGTCGTCCTCGACAGCGCCCTCATCGCGCTCCGCGAGGCACTTCTCCCAATCAACTCCTTCTCGACCGTGTTCAACTCGGTTCCGCTGCAAGGCACCGACAAAATCAGCGTTCCGTTTTTCCCTCTCGCCACTGACGCGACGAGCGACTTCGACGGCACTTACGCCTTCGGCGACACGAACGCGATCAACAGCCGCGAGATCACGGTCAACAAGCGCAAGTATCAAGCGCTGTCCTTCACCTCGAGCGAACTCGCCCGCCAGCCCTACTTCAACCCCGAGCAACTCGGATTCTTGAAAGGCCGCAAACTCGCCGAGGACATCCTCCGCGACATCCTCTCGATCGTCACCCTCGCCAACTACGGCGCGGCGATCCACACCGGCGCGGCGTCCGCGTTCGACAGCGAGGACATGGTCAACATCAAAACCGCTCTCGACCAGGCCAAATGGTCCAAGTCCAGCCGCGTGATGATCCTCGATAACTCCTACGAAGGCGCGCTCCTCAAGGACGCCGGCATCAAAAACGCCGCCGCAGTCGGCAGCGCATCGGCCATCCAAAACGGCCGACTGCCACAGATCGCTGGCTTCGATGTTATCGGAACCAACTTGATCCCCGGCAACAGCCAAAACCTCGTCGGCATGGTCGCACTCCCCGAGTCGATCTTGGTCGCCTTCTCGCCCATCCAGCCATCCCCTGGCGTGTTGAACCACCTCACCAGCTACGAGACCGCCGTCGATCCAGAGACCGGCCTCACCATCGAATACCGCGCATGGGCTGACCCCGACACCGACACCGAAAAACAAGTCCTCGAGGTCAACTACGGCTACGCCCTCGGCCACGCCGCCGCCCTCAAGCGCATCGTCTCGGCTTAATCCTGATGCGCCTAGCAATCACGCTCACTCGCACCGGCAACACTTGGAAGGTCGAAAGCCTTCCGAGTGTCCCGCTCGGCGAGCAGCTCGCAGCCTTCAAGGCCAAGCAAGTGGCCGGCGAGTTGACCGCAGACGAGACGCTCGTCGTCTCCCTCGGCGACACGCTCAAGCGCCACATCTGCAAAACAAAGCCAGCTCCCGCCGTTGAGGTGGAAGCCGAAGAAGAGTCACCCAAGAAAAAGAAGTAATTCCCGCAAAGCGCCCGCACCGCGCTCCTCGCCCGCAAAAGCCCTCGCCGTTCTCACTCACGGCGGGGGCTTTTCTTTTGACACGCCGCAAGGTTCGTGTCGCCCGCATCCCGCAACGCCCTCGCTCTCCGCTCCGCGCAACTGCGCCAAACCGCGCACGGCACCACGGTAAAATTTCGCCAGGCTGAGATCCGCGTCTGCCTCGCCCCCGTTTCTATCGGCCTCGACCTCGAGACCGGCGGACTCCGGCAAGGCGGTGAGTTTTCGATCCGCTTTCTCGCCGCCGACCTGCAAAGCCCACCCCGCCGAGGCGAAGCCGTTTCGTTCAGCGCCAAGACCTATTTCATCAGTCAGGTCTCCGAAACCAACAGCCCCGGCGAATACCTCGCCACGATGTCCCCAGGAGGTGCCGCGTGAATATCGGCGTCGAAACCTCCCTCGCCGCGTGGCTCCGCAGCCAGCCAGCCTTTGACGGCATCCCGGTCCACACCGGCCAGAGCGCCGAGACGATCCCGCAGGACCAGAGCGTTCTCCTCGCCGGGTGCGAATCCACCGAAGCCGTCGCCCGTGGATTCTACAAGGCGACCGCGAGCATCGTGCTCGTCACGCCCTCCGTCATCGAAGGCTCGCTCGAAGCCCACGCCGCGCTCGCCGATTCCCTCCGCGCCTCCCTGCTTTCCGCCACCGATTTCGCCGACGCCTTCGCGCCCGCGCTCACCCTCGCCGGCGCCGACCTCCGCAGCGTGGACGACACGCAGAGCGACGGCCGGTGGGTCACCACCGCCGCCCTGACGCTCGCCTTCACCGCGTCCGGCATTTGACACGCGCCTCCCTTCCGAAACCCGCAACCACCAACCCAACTCCACCACCATGGCCGCCACACTCTACCGCTCCACACCAGTCAGCTCCGCCGAATACGGCACACCCGAAGTCTCGGGCATGATCTGCACCAGCTTCTCCGTCAACGAAACCGCCGCGCTCTCCGAATTTAAGGACGACCAAGGCGGCGTTGTCGCCGTCGCAGTAGCCGAACCCATTCTTGAGCTTTCCGTCGAAGGAATGCGCACCGGCACATTCAGCGCCACTGTCGGCGGTCTTCTCACCGTGACGATGCCCGAATCCGTTGATCTCGGCGCGACCACAATCGTCACCGGCCTGACCAGCAACTTCGCTGCCGAGCAGTTCGAAACCGTCAGCCTCACAGCCCGCAGCTACCAGACCTCGATGACGGTCGGATCTTAAACCCACGCCCGCACCCAGCGCCCGGCGCGTGTGAATCACCGCGCCGGGCCTCCCTACGACAAATGACGACAAAACCACTGGCAGTATTCAGCACCCGCGACCTCAAGCTCGCAACGATCCTCCTCACGCTCGGCTTCGAGCCCGAAAACCCTGCCGCTCCCGCCACGCGCATTCGCCGCGATTCCGGCGACGAAACGACCGTTTTTCATTTTCTCGCCAACCATCCCACCTCCGGCCAGCAAGCCAACCAGGTCATGGAGTGGTTCCGCGATGCCGACATTTTCTTGGAGAAAAACCCCGAGCACCCCGTGGCCTACCTCATCGCCGCCCTCCGCAACCGCGACACCCTCGTCAGCGTCGTCAAAGCCACCCCGCGCCAACTCGTTTTCGAGCGCAACGGAAAAATCGTCTCGATCTCCGAGAACGCCACCGAGGCCGACAAGAAGCGATTCGCCAAATTTCTATGAAAAAACAAAACGACAAATCCACCACCAACGAAACCCTCGAAACCGACGACGAAGTCCTCCGCGAGCAAGCCATGACCGGCGGCCCGCAGAAACTCTCGCGCTGGGAACTCCGCCCGACCGCCGCGCTCGAGATCTCCTGGATGCAGCGCTGCAAAATCCTTGCCACCGACATGGACATCATGTGGCGCGCCTCCGGCTTCGGCTTCATCCATGGCGCGCCGAAATCCTCCGTGCGCGCCGTCGTGAACGACTTCCCCCGATTCGCCGCTGCCGTCGATGACTGGATGGAAAAGCAATCTCCGAGCGCCCAAGAGATCGCCGACCTGCAAAGCCTGTGCCTCGAGCGCACCAACGAATATTTCGCCAGCTACTCCAGTCAGCCAGGCGCCAAGGATTCGGCGGGAAACTAAACAGCCCCGGTTGGCTCGCGAGCTATGTTTACCGCATCGCCAAGACCACCGGCTGGGGCTTCCGCGAAATCCTCGAAGACCTGCCGTTTGCGGCCGGCCTTCAAATCCTCCACGCCGACGACTTCGCGCACGGGCGCAAACGAGTCTGGGGCCGCAACAACCGAGCGACCGATTTTGACTCCCTCGCAGCCATAGAAGCCGCATTTCAAAACCTCGATGCCTAAAGCCTCCGCCAGTCTCAATGTCGTCGCCAGCGACTTCACCCGCGCCATGCGGGAGATGTCGAAGATCACCGGCGCGTCGTTTCAAGACATCATCCGCGCCGAGACCCAATCGATCCTCGAGGCGGCGGTGAAGAAAACCAAAGCCGCGCAGGTCAAACTCATCGAGCGCAGTGTTAAAGAAACACGGGTCCGAACCGTAAACGGGAAAACCTACCTAACAAACACTAGCAGCAGTTGGCGAAGCCCTTCTTGGTGGACACCACAGGCGCCGAAAGGCTGGAAACTCCCAGGCGCGGTGTGGGCGGCGATTCAAAAGCAAATCAAAGACGAGATCGCAATAACCAAGGGTGCTCGCGGACTCGCAAAGAAAAGCTGGATGCAGGTCGCCCAGAAATTAGGCATTACGATTTCAGTTCCTTCCTATGTCGAAAAGGCAAAGACGGAAAAAGGCGACTACCCAGAAGACGCCACAGGCACCGAAAAGACAGACGGCTCCTCATTCTTTATCGAAATCACCAACTCCCGCACCTACTCGGGCAGCGTGCGTGATGCCATCCGCGCAGCCATGCGCGGTCGCACGAATTTCTTTAAGAAAAACCTCCGCCTCGGAGTCTTCAAAAAAACCAGCGACATCGCCGCTAAATACCCCGGCCTCAAGGCCACCGCATAACCATGGCCGAAGGATCCGCAATCACAGTCAAAATCGGAGCCGAGACAGACGGCATCGAGCAAGGTCTGCGGAAGATTCAAGGCTCCCTCAAAAATCTGGAATCCAACACCAAGAACTCCGCCGCTGGAGTCGGCCAGTCCTTTGCCTCGATGGCCGGAGCCGTCGCCGTAGGCCAAGCCGCTTTTGAGGGATTCAAAGCCGCAGCCTCCTTCGGCCTCTCCGCAGTTACGAATTCGATCAGCGGGCTGGTCGGTTCCTTCGGTTCAGCGATCAGTGCCGCCGCGCAGATGGAAACTCTGGAGACGGCATTTATCCCGCTCCTCGGGTCTGCCGACGCCGCGCAAAAACGCATCGCCGATCTCTCCAAGTTTGCCGCAGAAACACCATTCGAACTGCCCGAAGTCGCCAAAGCCTCTCGAACTCTCGAGACACTAACGCAAGGCGCGCTCGCCACATCCGAAGGCCTCCGACTCGTCGGCGATGTCGCTTCCGG